TTATTTGTCTTCATATTTAATATATAAGTGCCTCCATTTCTCCAACCAATTTTTAGCACCGATGTAACTTTGATATGTCAATTCGTTACTGTCTTGCATTTCTTCGTACATATCACATTCATGTTGTACACGAAACCAGACATCAGCAAAGTTATCAATTGTATCATCATTCATAGCGAAGTACACTTTTAATTTCTTTAGTGAAGTGATCGCTTTTTTACAATCATCGGGTAATTCTCTGTCAAATATTTCTACCATTTTTATCTCCTTTTCTACCCTCGTAACCTCCGGGGTGGGTGGTGTATGTTATGCAGGTATTACAAGACTGTCACGATCAGCCTTGACAAGACGATTTTTATTAAGTCTATCTTTCCACTGTTCAACAAGTGATTCATGGAGCTTTAAGGCTTCTTTCTTGCTGCAGGTTGTATAAGAATCAATTTCTTCAAAATCATCCATATACATTACAACGGTTTGGTATTCGTGTAATACTTCCACATAAGCTGTGGAAATATTACATTCTGTTTGATGTAACCAAAATTTGTGTCTTGCGATTACTTTATTCATTTTCAATCCCTCCTAAAATCTTTTTACAAGCTTCTACATATCCGTCTGGAAGTGTTTCGGTGTTCATCTTCCCACCGTTTGCTCTCCATTCGAGATATTTTTTAACTTCTTCTTTTTCTTCTTTCAGTTCGAAAATGAACTCTTCATAAGAAACGAAGTCCTCATTTTCAACTAACTTTTCAATTCCTTTTCTTAATTTTTTCATCTTATTATCTCCTTTTCTGATCGCTTTGTTCTCTTAACTTACTTTTATTATACATAAAATCTATGCATACGTCAATAGAAAAGTGCATAAAATTTATGTATAAAATTCTTGATGTAAAATCATGAGTGTGCTATAATAATGCAAAAGGAGGAAAAAACGATGATAAAATACAAATTAGATGTGCAGGAAGAATTGAAGAAAAAAGGGTATACTTCTTATATAATAAGAAAAAACAAGTATTTAAGCGAGGGGACACTTGCAAAGATAAAGCGAGGAGAACCAATAAATATGAAAAGTCTTAATGCTATTTGCTGTATGCTCAGAAAAAATGTAGATGATGTAATTGATATAGAAATAACAGACGATGAAAAAATAAAATATTTTATCTAAAAAGTGTTGACTTATGCATAGATATTATGTATAATAAAGACAGTTAAAGGAAACGGCAAAAAAGAAAAGGAGATATGAGTCATGAAAAAATTAAACGTAGAAGAAATCAAAAAAGAATTATTAAATGAGGAAATGAGCTTCACAGATTTAGATAACTTCATGATGGAATCTGGATACTACAGTGTATTTGATGATGGAGTAACAGCAGACATCAAACAGGACGGAAATGTAGTGTATACAGCTACAGACTCTAATGAGTGCGAAGTACAGATTTTCTTCGAGATCACAATAGATAACGGAGAAGATGAAGCAGAAGAAGCATTTTACTTAAAAGTAACAGATGTGCAGGAGTTCTAAGATGAGAATAAAATGGTTAAAAATGCAGGGTAAGACGGTATATGGGTTCAAAATATTAGAAGTTTGCAGAGAAAATAACATTACAATGGTCAAAGTTGTTTGCCCTATCTGTGGTAAAATATATACAATAAGGGCAGATTATCTCAAATATAGAAAGAGCTGCGGTTGCTTAACAAAACCGTATGAAATAGAGAAAGGTAAAAAAATAGCAGAAGAAGCAAAAAAACAGTGTATAGATGGTACTAGCATCAGAAGCCTAACAACGAAAATATCAAAAGCGAATAAATCTGGTATAAAAGGTGTACATTGGGACAAAAAAAGAAACAAATGGGCGGCACAAATAACATTTAAAGGAAAAAATCATTACTTAGGAAGATACGATAATAAAGAAGATGCAAGAGAAGCAAGAGAGAAAGCCGAAAAAGAAATGTTCGGAAAATTTCTGGAAGAGCATAAAGAGTATGTAAAGGATAGAAAAGGAGATATGAGTCATGAAAAAAGAATTTTGGGAAAGAGTAAAGTGGGAAAGAATAGTGGATACGAGAAAATATAGATATGTATTAGACGATGATGTAAGACTCGAAAGGCCTTTGATAAAAAGGCTACCAATCGAAGACCTAGACACGACAGCAGCTATTGACGGGTGGGAAGTTGTAAAGGAACTTTAAAAATGAAATATAGAACAAAAAAGGCTTGTTTGGATTGCGGCAAGCCTTTCTATGGTAGTACAGATAAGTTGTATTGCGACGAATGCGCAAAAAAAAGAAAATCTAATGTGATGAGGATTAGGGTGTGTAGGATGTGTGGCAAAGAATTTCTTGGAGGCCCTCGAGCTTTTTATTGTCCAGATTGTAGAATTATACGAACCAAAGAAGCACAAAAAAGATTTAGGCAAGGAAAGACCGCTAAAAGGAAGCTTGGGAGTGTCGATAAGTGCGAGCTATGCGGAAACGAATATATTGTAATGGCAGGGCGGCAAAAATATTGTTCTGAAAAATGCCAGCACGAAGCAGGCTTATTATTGCAAAAAGAATATAAAAGTGCTTATAATAAAGAGACAGAACAGACAAAAAAGAAATTGGAAAAGAACAGCAAAAAACAAAAAATTTGCGAATACTGCGGTAAAAAATTCCAATCCAAAGTTGCAAGTAACACTTGTAGTGATTACTGCCGACACAAACAAGCGCAGATCAGAAACGCAAGGGCGCGGATTAATCGGGGCGAGAAAACAAATCTTGACACGCTGTTGAAAGAAAGAGACGAGTATAGAAACAAAGTAAGCAATAATAAAGGAGGTACGCGGATGAATGTAAAAAACAAATATGGGAAAGAAATTGATTTTGACGAAGCGCTAAAATCAATGGATGCAGATTTAAGAGAAAGCGTGGCGTATGAATTGAGCCTTTCGTCTGATCAAGAATTTTTTGACAAGTACGCCGAGGCACATAAAAAAAAATTCGGGACCACTTGGGAACCAGATCGAGAATAAAAAGAGTGTAAACAAAGGCACTTCTCACTATGGTATAATTATACTAGATAATAACCATAGTCGGGAGGTGTCTTTTTTGATTAATAACAAATTAAAGAATTGCTGTAACGATTGCGTGTACTGCGAGATCGTGACAGAGACAAAGAGAAGAGCAATCCCAGAAAACAAAACAGAAGTGGTACTGGTAAACATAAAGTGTAGTCATATGTGCGTATGCTACAGATATAGAGAGGAAGTACAGAATGGAAGATAGAAGTATATGCTGTGCTGAATGTATGTATCTACTAGGAAGTGATACAAAGAACTACTATATGTGTAACGTAGGCAAGTATGACAGAATAGACAACGCATATCTATGCACCTGCGACAAATATAAAAGCAGGAATCCAAGTACAAAAGAATATAAGAGATAAATAACAGATCGTTAGAGGTGGTAAATTTCGTTGCAACCACGCACCCTATGGGTTAAAAGAGATGCAAGAGATGTGACGCTTGCCTAACGGTCTGTTTAAATATATATAAACCTAGAAAGGATGTGAGAAGATGAATCTAAATAGAATTATGCGAAAACTACAAAGAGCAATAGTATCAAATGGATTTGTAATAAGCTTAGATACAACACAATTCTATTCAGAGGACCAGAAACGAATGATAACAATGTACATCCTGTCTATAAAAGCATATGAGAATACAAGAAAAGGTTGGAGAGATACACGGTATGAGATACTAAGAACCGCTTCACAGGTGGATATAATTAAATGCCTGTCTGACATATGGGCAAGTATACGAGAAAGGAATGGGCAAATAAATGCGGAATGAACTTACACAGAAGCAAAGAACATTTGCTCATGCATGGATTAAAAACGGTGGGAATGATTATCAAGCAGCTATCGAAGCGGGATACTCTCCCGCAACAGCGAAGAACGCAAAAAAGAACATTATTGAAAAACATGGAGTAAAAGAATATATAGCAGAACTACAAGCCAAAACAGACAAAGAAAATGGCTATGATATTATGAGTCTTGCAGACATACAGCGGAGACGGTCAATGATCGCTACTGGTGCGTTGCAAGATTCCTTTGGATTTACGCCAGACTTCCCAGATCAGTTAAAAGCCATGAACGACTTAGAAAAGGCTTTGACAGTGCAGGCAAAGGAAGAGGAAGAAAAGAAAGCAAGAGAAGAAGCACTAAGGAATAAGACGTACCACATGGATCTTGATATAATTCCCGATGTGTTCCACCCGATGATTCGAGATGTACGAAACCATAGGCATACGGAATATGTATTGCCCGGGGGACGTGGTTCTGGTAAATCCTCAACAATTCCAAACATTATTACAGAGTTGATGAGAAACAATCATGACATACATTGTCTTGTTGTAAGAAAAGTATATAACACTGTAAAGGATTCTGTATTTGCTAAAACAAAATGGGCAATAACAAAGCAGGAGTTCTCGGAAAAAGATTATAAATACACAAGCTCTCCTTATGAAATTACAATGAGAGACACAGGACAGAAGATATTCTTTCGTGGTGCTGACGATAAAGAAAAAATAAAGTCGATAGCACCAGATTTTGGATACATAGCGATTGTGTGGTTTGAGGAATTAGACCAGTTCGCAGGACCAGAAGAGATACGAAATATAGAGCAGTCCGCTATTCGTGGTGGAGATTTAGCATGGATATTTAAGAGCTTTAACCCGCCGAAGAGTGCTAACAACTGGGCAAATCAGTATTTGCAAGAGCCAAAGGAAAACAGGCTCATTACAAGAAGTACATATCTGGACGTGCCGAAAGAGTGGCTAGGACAGCCGTTTATTGACGAAGCGGAACACCTAAAAGAAATTAGACCAGAGGCATACGAGCATGAATACATGGGCATTGCTAACGGTAACGGTGGGGCGGTATTTGAATATGTAGAAGTAAGAGAGATTACAGACGAAGAAATATCACAGATGGACCGCATATACCAAGGCGTTGACTGGGGATGGTATCCAGATAAGTACGCATTTACAAGGACATACTACGATGCGGCAAGAGAAACAATCTATTTTATAGATGAGCATTGCGTGAACAAGCAGTCGAATGAACAAACAGCCGAATGGATAAAGAAAAAAGGCTATAACGATTATGCGATCATTTGTGATAGTGCAGAGCCTAAATCTGTAGAGGACTATAGAAACTTAGGACTTGTAGCACAGGCAGCAGTTAAAGGACCAGGGTCGGTCGAATACGGTATGAAGTGGCTGCAACGTAGGAAGATTGTAATTGACCCACGGAGAACACCATACACATACAAAGAAATTACAACGTATGAGTATGACAGAGACAAGGACGGTAACATAATAAGTGGATACCCAGACAGAGACAATCATGCTATTGACTCACTTAGGTATGCATACAACAGAGTGATTATGAGGAGAGGAGAGAACGCATAATGATGATAAATCTAAAAGATGTAACTTGTATACAAATTGGAAATGTAATGTTAGGCATCGAGAATATAGAAAAAATATCTATCCATGATGGTGGGGTTTGGCTTACGATTAATGGCGATTTGATACAAGGAGATATAGAAACAAAAATCGGAAACGTTAAACTGATAGCGGTGGAATAGATGGGTATAATAAGCAGAATGAAAGAGATATTAAGTGCCCTTTTTAGACAAAGGGCAAGAGAAGAATTTAAGATAGACACTGTGACTAGTCAAGAGATGCAGAGAGCTATAGAAAAATGTGCATACATCTATAAGGGCAGTCCGTACTGGTTAGACAAGGACGAACATATCAAGACTATCAACTTTGCAAAAGCTGTATGCAGTGAGACAGCACGCCTTGCTACACTTGCAATAGGCATAGAGATAGATGGCAGTGCAAGAGCTAATTGGTTGCAAGAGCAGATAAACAAGGAATTAGAGCAGGTACGACACCATGTAGAATATGGCTGCGCATACGGTACAGTAGTATTAAAGCCTAACGGCTCAAGTGTGGACTTGATCACGCCAGAAAACTTTATTGTAACAGACGAAAGCAATGGAGAGATTCAAGGAATTGTGTTTGTACATCGTGAAATTTCCAGTGATGGCAGGACATACTACACTAAACTAGAATATCACAGATATATTGAGGACGTGTATCAGATCACAAACAGGTGCTATGCTTCTAAGGATGCAAACGATACAGGAAAGCCGATTGACATAGACGAGACACCTTGGCGTGGAGAACTAGAAGATGTAGGACTTACAAACCTAAACGGACAACGTCTGTATGCAGTTCTCAGGACACCGCAGGCGAACAATGTAGACTTGCATTGTAGTTTAGGATTGCCTATCTTTTATGAGGCAATAGAGGAGCTAAAAGATTTAGACACTGCATACAGCAGGAATGCAACAGAGATATTCGATAGTAGACGTATGGTATTGATTGATTCTGATAGGTTAATGGAAAGCGGTGCGCCTGTGAAAGATACGCAGGCAGGCGTTGAACGAAGCAAGAAGCGTTTGAAATTGCCAGAATACGTAAAGAATGTAAATGGTACTGGTTTAGATGGCTTCTATCAAGAGGTAAATCCATCATTGAATACAGATACACGATTGACAGGAATCAATGCCCTGCTGTCACAGATTGGGTATAAATGCGGATTCTCCAATGGATACTTTGTATTTAACGAAACGACAGGGATTCAGACAGCTACAGGCGTAGAAGCAGAGCAGCAGAGAACGATACAGTTTATCAAGGACGTTAGGGACAAGCTACAGTTCTGCATGGATGATTTGATTGCAGCACTTAATATCTTTGCTGATCTGTACCAATTAGCACCAAGTGGACCGTATGAGACTTACTATGACTTTGGAGACATAACATACAATGAGGACGAGGACCGTTCTCGTTGGTATAGCTATGTTGTAAGCGGCAAGATTCCTTTCTGGTACTATTTAACAAAATTTGAGGGATTCAGTGAAGAAGAAGCAAAAGCACTTGAAGAAGAAGCACAACCGAAAGAGCCAGACTTATTCGGTGCAGGAGATGAAGAATAATGCTAACGCCAGATTACTTATGGTATGTGCCAGAGAAAGCAGAGAAGCAGGCGGAAGAACTGCATAACAAAATTGTATCTGTAATCATCGAACGAATGATGATAAGGCTAGGACGTGGCGAAGATTACCTTTTTACCCCTATTGACAAGTGGCAAATGGACGTGTTGCAGGATGCAGGGTATATCTTGCAAGCGGTACAGAAAGAGATTGCACAAACAACAAAGATAGGAATTGATACAATCGCACGGACTATGAAAGAAGCAGGTATAAATGCTATAGAGTGGGATGATGCAGTGTATAAAAAGGCAGGTCTTGAACCAAAACCACTCGGGGAAAGTCCTTATCTACAACGATTGTTGCAGAGGAATTATGAAAAGACAAAGGGAGAGATGCATAACTACACTGGTACGATGCCGAACGCCTGCCACGATAACTACATAGATGCAGTGGACAAGGCATATAACCAAACTGCAAGCGGCACAACAAGCTACACAGAAGCGGTCAAAGAAGCTGTTAACGACATTATAGACAAGGGTGCAGACGTAACATACCCTAGCGGACGTAGAGACAGCATAGAGACAGCTACGGCAAGAGCGGTCCGTACTGGTGTAAGCCAGATGGCAGCAGATATTACAGACGCACGTATGGACGAGATGGACTGGGATATAATTCTCACATCTGCCCATCTGGGAGCCAGAATTGGAAACGGTGGGGACAATTTGACCAATCACTTCTGGTGGCAAGGCAAGTTTTACAGCAAAAGCGGTAACGACCCAAGATTTCCACCTTTTTCGGTCTGTGGTATGGGGAATGTGCAGGGAATCCATGGGGCAAACTGCCGACACTCCCACGGTCCGGGGGATGGAATAAACAATCCGTTCGAGGACTTTGACAGCGAAGAGAATCGCAAAGAATACGAAAAGAAAAAACGCCAGAGAGAGCTTGAAAGACGTATCAGAAAGACGAAACGGCAGTTAATCGGCATGAAAACGGCTGTAGATAATGCAAAGGACGAAGCCTTAAAGCATGAGCTTGATATGGAATATCAGAAAAAGGCTGCACTGTTGCAGAAACAGAATCAAGCCTATAAAGACTATTGCAGACAGAACAATTTGAAAACCCAAAACGAAAGACTCAACACCGCAGGATGGGACAGAAGTCAAGCATCATCCGCTAGAGGTGCAGCAACTAGATATAATAATGCACGAGGTAAATAATTTGGAAACTATTAATCAATTCATGGTTGCGTGTGGGTGGATTATAACCATTGGTGGAGCTGTAGGCGTATTGTATAAAGCTTATAAGCATTACAAGAAGCCTACGGACGATTTAGAGCAACGTATAACGTCAATTGAGACAGACATCAAAGACATTAAGAAGAAGCTTAACAGTGACTACAACGCAATTAACAGCCAACAGGACGATGTTAATTTAGTCATGAAAAGTATGTTTAATCTGATTGAGAACAAAATCACAGGGAACAACATCGAGGGTCTAAAAAAAACCAGAGACGAGTTAATAAACGCACTGACAACGCACGAGAAATAAAGGAGAACCAAAATGGGAAGTAGAGAATATTTAGCGGTATGCAAAGCAAAGATTGTTGATTATGTGAACGGACATATGGACAAGACAGACAACAATCATATTACAATGAATGACGTGTATGTTGTTTGGTATTCCAAAACATTACAGAACCACAAAGCACTGTTAAGCACGACATTATCTGATGGCATGTATTATGAAATGACATTCAACGGAGATGAAAGCGAGCTGTACATGGACGCTTACAAGAAGTGGGAAAATGTCAAGTTTGAGATGTAAAGGAGAATAAGAATGATAATTGACGGTATAAATTTTAAAGAGTTAAATATCACAAAAGATGGAGAACTGATTGCATCAATTACAGATGGAAAAGATGGAATCGTACACAAGGACGGCTATAGAGTGCAACTTGTAGTGGAAGATGTCGGCATGTCGTTTGCAGAAGCATTTAAAAGAATGAAAGCAGGGCGTAAAGTAAAACTTCCATCGTGGGGTGGGTACTGGTATTGGGATACAGAAAAAGAAACTATTATGATGCAGTGCAGAGACAAGGACAACGGAGAAAAAGGAGACTTATTAGATATTAGGGATACACAGATGGTTGAATACACACTTAATAATATCTTATCTAATGAATGGCTAATTGCAGATGAAGCAAACTGCCCTGTGCTTGGTGGAGAAGCTACCTTTAGTTTTGGGGATGCTATTAAGTACATGAAACGTGGGTTGAGGGTTGCGAGAAAAGGATGGAACGGAAAAGGGATGTATGTATTTTATGCCTCTGATTTTCAGTTTGGAACAAAAGCAGACTTATCAGAGTTTAATCCTACAGAAGATCCAGAATGTACAGAAGAAAATAAAGTATATGTATATGATTGCCTAGTTCTCAGAACCGCTGATAAAAAGTTACAGCCTGGATGGTTAGCATCACAGAGTGATATGTTAGCAGAAGATTGGATGTTTGTTGAATAAGGAGTGAAAGTATGGCTAAATATGTAAAGAAGCCTGTTGAGATAGAAGCAATCACGTTTGATGAGCTTATGAGAATCGGAGCAGAGAACGCTGATACTGTGGTTAACGGTATGCCTGTTAAGTTTATGTACAATGGTTACGTCATTAGACAATATGACAGCAATTCTTACACTATCCCAACACTAGAGGGAGATTTTCTCATGACAAAAGATGATATGCTTATCACTGGCGTAAATGGAGAAATCTATCCATGCAAGAAAGAAATTTTTGAAAAAACTTATGAAAAGTGTATTGAAAAATCCATAGTATAGCATTTACAATAATACTTGTAACAAATAATAGTTGTTGTTGAATAAATCATTTTTTACTTGCTAGTATGTGATTTGTTTCGAAGATTTTTCATGTTACAACCCTTTTTCTTATTGATTTTATAAAGTATAATACGGCAGGACTTCTAACGAGGTCCGTGGAAACATAGTTCAGTTGGTTAGAGCATCCACCTCATAAGTGGACGGCCACAGGTTCGAATCCTGTTGTTTCCATTAGTCACAAAAGTGGCAATCAATAGCATTTATTTTCTGACCCTTTATTGGTAGAGCTGTAATTTTTTCATACTCCTCCAAAAAACGTTGAAGCACCATGCAACAACATGGTGCTTTTTTCGTGAAAAAAATTAGAAAAATGAGTAGAAAAAAAGAGTCTCCATATCTTACAATAAAAGAGTGGATTGTTTGATGCTCATGTGATTCAATCAACTGACCTCCTTCCACAAGTTTTAAGAGAGAGTTAGAGACTCAAGAGTGGTTCAAGTCCACTCTTCTCTTTTACCTTGACTTAGGTATATAAGTCTTAATCCATTACCGCAGACGAGCGGTATACAAATATCGTATAGGAGGATATACAATGCAGAATTACGAACAGATTTTAGCAGAATTAGGAATCGAAGTACCAGAGGACAAAAAGTCCGATCTGAAAAAGAAGATGTCTGAAAATTACAAGACTGTAGCTGACTACGATAAACAGGTAAAGAAAAAAGATGACTACAAAATATCTTTAGACGATGTACAGACCAGATTAGCCGAATTAGAGAAAGAAGATGTTGACGGCCTTAAGGCTAAGATTACAACATTAACACAGGAGCTTGCAGACGAAAAAGAAGCAAGAGCAAAAGAAGCTAAGCAGACAGAGTTAAGAGACAAGGTAAAAGATTTCTTATCTGATAAAAAATTTGTAAATGCAATCACAGAAGACTCTATCCGTTCCCAGATGATTCAGAAGTTAGAAGAAGAGAATGGGAAAAATGCAGAAGATGTATTTAAAGAACTTACTACTAAAGATGGAAAACCAATTGAGAACATCTTGGTTGATGAAAAGAAAGTACCAGATGTTAAAATCCCAAGTTTTACAACTAAGTTCAACAGCGGAGAGCAGAAAAAGGGAACACAGAAGTTAAGGGAAATGTCTTTAGACGACAGAATGAAGCTTAAGGCAGAGGACCCAGACTACTATGCAACCTTATTAAATGACAGATAGATAATACCGACTCACAGTATGGAAGTGAGCCGCTAACCTAAAAATCCCTTAATAGTTGTAGGTAGATGGGACAAAGATAAGTCCTTATCTATTCTTATTTAGGGTAGAAAGGACTTTTTTTATGCCAAGAACAGGAAGATTTGGCGGTTTTGATTTTGACCCAGAGGTTTTTTCTGAGTTTATGTCAGAAAACCCAACATGGAACGATGCAATTATTGCATCTGGTGTGTTAGCACAGGACAATACAATCATGGATTTAATCGGAGAAAAAGGAAATGTCGCAACAATTCCTTTCTATACACCGATTGATGAACAGGACTCACAGGCTTTAAACAACGATGGAGAAACAGACAACACACCTGCTGAAATTACAGGAAAGAAACAGACTTGTATGTTAATCCAGAGAATGAAAGCTTGGAAAGCAAAAGACTTTACAAAAGAGTTAACAGGTGCAGACCCTATGACTCATGTTGCAAACTCTGTTGCAGGCTTTTATAAGCAGGTAAGAACACGTGACTTAATGACTACAGTTGATGCAGTTTTAAGTCTGTCTGGGATGGAAAACCACATTACAGACTTATCTTTAACTGGCGAGGGTACTGTTGGAGATGTAAACAAAATTGACGATACAACACTTATCTTCGCACAGCAGAAAGCCTTAGGAGATTCCGCTGACAAGATGGGATTACTTGTATTAAACTCTTACATTTATGCAAAGTACAAAGCAATGGGACTTGTTGACTACAACAAATACACTATTGCTAACGCAGTAGAAAGAGAAGTAAATCTTCCTACAATCGGTGGATTTATCCCACTGGTAACAGACAGATTTACAGTTGATACAACAGGAACAAACCCAGTATACAAAACTTATATGCTTGGTACAGGCTCAGTCTTAACTTGCGATAAGACAAATTATGAAAATCCTTATTATACAGACTACGACCCAGAAACATCTGCCGGTATTGAAAAGCTGTATACAAAACAGGGTTATGTATTACATCCTAACGGATTTTCTATCAATGCTAACAAGATTGCAAAAGAGTCTCCTACAAATGAAGAGTTAGGAGCTAAAGCAAACTGGTCCTTAGCATTTAACCAGAAGAATATCCGCATGGGTGTTATTAAATCCAACGGATAAAAAGGAGTGATTTCATGGCAAATTATGTTGACTATGAATATTACAAAACCCTTTTTGGAGAGAAAGCAATCCCAGAAGCAGACTTTAATCGTCTGGTCTGGGATTCTTGCAAGAAGATAGATAATGCCACGACTGGTGTTGACAATGTGAAGAAACTTAAGATTGCTTTTCCAAAAGATGAAGATGATGCAGAAGCAGTTAAAAGATGTGTTTGCGAACTTCTGTCAATCACATATAAGATTGAGCAGGCAGAAACGAGAGTTGAAGCATCACAAGGTTACATCACATTAGAAGATGGAACTGTGATGAGTAAGCAGGTAGCATCTAAGAGTGCAGGAAACGAGAGTATAAGCTATGTGACTTCAAGTAACACAGGCACAGCTACGTTGATAGATAAGTGTCTAGCGGATAAAGAAGCACAAAAGCAGTTATACTCTGACACAATAAGAGACTACTTATCGGGTGTCGCAGATGCCAACGGAGTAAGTCTACTGTATATGGGAATGTACCCAACGGAGTATTTATGAAAGATTGTAAAGTAAATGTTTTAGGAACTACATATAAAATCAGATTCAGACACGAGAACGAAGATGAAAAACTACAAGAATTGTCTGGTTATTGCGATTATTCAAATAAAACAATAGTCGTTGCAATTCTTGAAAAAAGTGTTGATTCTGTGGATAACATTGAATCGGTTCAAAAAAGTGTGCTTAGGCATGAGATTATGCACGCTTTCTTATATGAAAGTGGTTTAGATGGGCAGTCCTGCAACACAGATTGTTGGGCAAATAATGAAGAGATGATTGACTGGTTTGCTTTACAGTCTAAAAAGATTTTTAAAGCTTTTAAAAGAGCAGGTGCATTATAAGCGGAGGGATACGATGTATAACGACACAATTACACTTTTCAATAGATATGAGAGTAAACAGGGCGATACATGGTATCCCTCTATTTTGCATAATTGCAATCTTAACATGGATAAGGCAAGTATCATTGCAAAGTATGGTTCTGACTCACAGGACAATGCTGTATTAAACGTGCAGTATAGCCTAAAAGACGGTAAAAAGATGGTTGGTAGTAAATTATGGCTACCGCCTAAAGAATGGTCTAAACAGGCAAATGATAAGTTACCACAGACACTTACATTTAGTTCTAAGGCTAATGGTTTTGACTTCTTTATTGTTGGAGAATGGGAAAATGAAGAACTGATTGCAGATGATGATTATATTGACGGATTCTACGAAGAGATGAAACTTAAGTATGATTATGTCTTTGCGATCACTGGAAGTGCTTTTTATGATATTATTCCGCATTTTGAAGTTATGGCGAAGTAGGTGGTTACATGGCTAAAAAGAAATTAGGAAATGTCAATATAAATACATCTAACATGATTGCGAATATCAGCCTTGAAAGATTTGACGACCAGATACAGCATGCTCAGTTTTGGCTAGATAGTCAAATTATGACCGATATGGTCCCTTATATGCCACATGAAACAGGTACATTCATTAACGTAACGAGAGCAAAAAGTGCTTCTCTTGCAGGTACTGGAATGATGTGTGCAGGTACTGGACCGATGGGACGTTTCTTGTACTATGGTAAAGGCATGGTTGACGAATTAACAGGGTCTCCATGGGCGAGAAAAGGTGCTAAGAAAGTATTAGTCACTGAATTTGCAGGACATACAAATGCAAAAGTTGACTTAAGCTACCAGAATCCAAAAGCGACTCCAAAATGGTTTGAAACAGCAAAGAAGAATCACGGTAAAGCATGGGTTACTCATGTTAAGAAGCAGGCAGGAGGAAGTTGATGGCAGAAGAAAAGAAACCAGTCAAGTATGACATTGATGGTTTTGACGTGATCACAACAGCATTGCAAGAACTGGTAAATCAATTCCCAGAACTAAGAGAGGGAGACGAAATTGCATTTTCTACATTAGATGATGCAAGCGGAAAAGCAATGTTCCCAGTAAGCGGTGCAGTGATTGAATCAGAAAAAGAGAGTATCACTGGTCACGTCACACAGGTTTGTCTGTATCCATTTTGTGTGATCTACCGTATAAGCGGTGCTAATGCAAAACGTAAGGCAGACACGAAAGAGTGGTTGGATAACCTTGGTAAATGGTTGGAAAAGCAAACAATCACAATTAAAAACAACACATATAAACTAGAAGAATATCCAGTGCTGACAGGCAATCGAAAGTTTTTGACGATTGACAGACAAACACCTGCATATTTGGACAGCACAAACGAAAACAAGTCTGAGAATTGGGCAATCAACATTTCTGCCCGATACCAAAATGACTTTGATAGATAGATAACACATTAACTGGTCTGCATTATGGAGCAGATCACTAACCTTGAAAAGATAAAGGAGAATCAAAATGGCAGCAGTTACAACAGGTAAAATTGCACGTAAATATATGGCTCATTTCTTAGATTCTGGTTCACTTTGTGGCGGAACATCTGGTTATGAACGTCTGGGAAAAGATTTAGAAGAGTACAATGTCGAACTGAACCCAGATACAGAAACATCTAAAAATATCATCGGAGAATCAACATTTAAGCATAACGGATATGAAGTATCTTCTGAAGCTGACCCTTATTATGCAGAGGCTGACTCTGTATTATCACAGAAATTGCAGGAAATTGTTGATAATCGTTACACAGACGACAACTTAAAGACAAATGCTGTAGAAGTGCATATGTGGAAAGAAGCTACAAGTGGAGCTTATGAAGCATATCAGCAGGAATGTTATGTAACACCTACATCATACGGTGGGGATACATCTGGTTATCAGATTCCATTTACCGTCAATTATGTCGGAGAACGTACAAAAGGTACTTACAACGTTACAACAGGTAAATTTACAGCAGCTACAAGTTCAGTAAATACATCTAGCACAGGGAAATAGGGGTTAAACAATGGAAGAATTAAGAAGAAAAGTCAAAACTGGTGCCTTAAATGTGGTACTGACCAATGAAGATGATGCAGAGATTGGAAGATTTTCTTTCAATCCTGTTGATTTAAATATCATTAGAAGATACGAAGAGGTAGTTGCAAATCTTGAAAAGATGGAAGTACCAGAAGATGCAACAGAAAAAGATATTCTGGAATTATCCGACAGATTAGAAGAACAGATTGATTACTTACTCAACTCTAAAGCTTCTAAATCTGTTTTTGCTATCTGCAATCCGCTGACATTAACAGAAAGTGGAGATTTCTTTATTGAGAATATCATCGTTGAGATTGCGGACGTTATTGAGCAGGTAACAGACCAGAGAATCAAAAAGAAACAGGCGAAAATTAAAAGGGCAACGTCTAAATATCACAAATAATGGAAGTTTGGGAACTTCCTACATCCATAGTAGTTGGTGGCATAGATTATGAAATACGCACAGATTTTCGTGCAATTCTGGACATTTTAAAAACATTTAATGACCCAGACTTTGAGAACGATGAAAAGTGGATTGTTTGCCTTACCATTTTATACGTTGATTTTGGAAATATGCCACCACAAGACTATGAAGAAGCTATTGAAAAAGCCATCGAATTTATTGACATGGGTATCAAAGATGATGGGAAGAAACAACCTCATGTAATGGATTGGGAGCAGGATGCACCAGTTATCATCCCATCTGTTAACCGTGTGCTTGGAAAAGAAATACGAGCTATGCAGTATTTACATTGGTGGACTTTTTTAGGAGCTTACATGGAAATTGGAGAGTCTTTGTTTTCGCAGATTCTTAGTGTTCGCATGAAGAAAGCCAAAGGAAAGAAACTGGAAGATTGGGAAAGAGAGTTCTACAAAGAAAATAAAACGCTTATTGACCTAGATGTTAAATATTCCGAAGAGGAATTAGAAGAACAGAAACGTTTGAACGATTTACTGAATGGGAAAGGGGCGTGATTGAATGGCTACACAAAAAGCGGATGGAAGTATTTATATCAAAACAGAGATTGATACAACCGAAGCAAAAGCAAGTGTGAAAGAAATCGCATCCCTTTTAAAACGTTTATCCAATCAAGTAAAAACCATTGGGAAATCAATGGAAAAAGCCATGAGTGGCGGTATAAAAGCACCAGATACAAAAGGCATGGACGTTGTCGAAGAAAAAGCAAAGACCGTGGCTGAGGAACTGGAAAAGACCGCACAGGCAGAAAAGAAACTTGATAACATAGACATTAAGACGACTGCACTTGATACGTTAGATAAAGCAATAGAAACAATAGGACAGAAGCTTGCAGAGTTGGAAAAAGCACAGATGGATGTATTCAACAGAAATCAGAGTGCAACATCTTCTCCTGCGTTTCAAGCGATGGAAAGTGCAGCGGCTAAACTAGATCAGCAATACGAAGAGCTTCTTGCAAAGAAAAAGCAGTTAGAAGCACCGACAGCGAGTGCAGACAGTGGTCTACCTAAAAGTGCAAAGCTTACTGGTGGAACAGGTCTTGCAAGCGAAGAGAGTGCAAAAGCATTACAAAAATTAAATGCAGAAATCACAGGTACAGAAACGAGTGTTGAATCCTTAAACACCGATTTAGGACAAACAACACAATTGCAGGATGAAATCAGCAATTCAAATATCAAGACAACAGCATATCAGATTCTTGAAGATTCCTTGCAACGCCTTGATACACAGTTTGAGCAGGTAGCAACGGCACAGCAAGAAATTTTTGCAAGAAATCAGAGTGCAACTTCTTCCCCTGCGTTTTTAGCATTGGAGAGTGCTGCGGAAAAACTCGGCAGACAATATGACGAATTACTAGCGAAGAAAAAACAGCTAGACAGCGGAACAACAACTGCACAACCAACAGAGAAAGTACGTACTGCACCGATTACAGGGAACTACGCAAAAACAGCATCAGAAGAAAGTGAGAAAGCCTTAAATGCATTAAATAAGGAAATATCTAAGACTGATGCAAAAGAAAGAAGCCTTGTTAACACAAATAGTAGGCTTGGTTCATCATTTAAGAATGTCAGTCAGTCTGCGGACAGTGCTAAGACAAAAACAGGCGGTATTTCATCTATCTTTAGTAGAATGGGTGGAGTTGTATCTGGTCTTGGAAAACGTCTGACAGGACTAGCACAGAATTTTACAAGCACTACAAACAGTGCTAATAATGCAAGCTTTTCTATTGGTCGAATGGTCGGTATGAGTATATTATATTCTACCGTTTTTGGAATGATTTCTAAAGTTAACAGTGGAATCATGACAGGCATCAATAACCTTGCACAGTATTCGTCAGCTACTAATGCTTCGATATCTTCTATGATGTCAGCATTAACTCAGTTACAAAACAGTTTAGCAACAGCATTTGCACCAATACTGTCTGTAGTAGCACCTATATTAACGGCATTTATAAATATGCTGTCAAGAGCGATTACTTATGTAGGTATGTTCATAGCAGCACTGACAGGACAGAAATCTTTTACAAAAGCAAAAGCTGTACAAGAAGATTATGCTGCATCGTTGCAAAAGACTTCTAAGAGTTCTAATAGTGCAGCGAAGTCTACAAAGAAAAACGCAAATGCAACAAAAAAAGCAAATAAAGAGATGCAGACATATCTTTCTGGTCTGGACGAAATCAGACAGTATCAGAAAGAAAAAGACAATACACCTAGTTCAAACTCAACGCCATCAACAGGTGGCGGAGGTGGTGGCGGATACACGGGACCATCCATTGGAGATATGTTTGAGAAAGTTCCTATTGAATCTTCTATTGCGGACATTGCTAAGAAGATTAAGAACCTCATAAAAAAAGAGGACTGGGAGGGACTTGGAGCTTACATTGCATCTGGCATCAATAAAGGATTGCAAAAAATCTATGATGCTATCAATTGGAATAATGTAGGTCCGAAGATTACATATTTTGTGAACGCATTTACACGGACATTCAATAGTCTTGTTGATCACATAGACTGGGATTTAATGGGACGTACTGTAGGTGCAGGTATTAATACAATTGTCAACACACTGAATCTGTTGATAGAGGGAATCAATTGGAAAAATCTTGGTTCAAAAATTGCAACAGGTATCAACGGCTTATTCAATGAAGTGAATTGGAATAATGTTGGGCGGTTGTTTGCGAATAAAATAAATGTTCCGTTTCAAATGTTAGAGGGAGCTGTAAATACTCTTAACTGGGCAAAAATAGGAACGTCAATAGGTGGATTTTTGAATGGTGCGATCAACCAGATAGATGTTAAGTCTATTGGTACAAGCTTATCTGGATTAGCATTAGGAATATTAACAACATTAGATAATGCACTTACTACAACAAACTGGTCACAGCTTGGCACAAAATTAGCAACATTATTAACATCTATTGATTGGGTTGGAATATTTGTTAGTGCAATATCTGTTGCAGGAAAAGCAATCACGGCATTAACACAGCTTGGTGTGTCTTTTATGGATAACTTGGCAAAAGGTATTACAAATGGGACACAGCAGTTTATTAGTAAGGGATTATCAGCATTGACGAGTTTTACTGCAAACTTAAGAAGAAATGCAGGAAAATTAGTAGATTCTGGTCTAAATCTTATGTTGAATCTTGCAAAAGGTATTGCTAATTCACTTCCAGACATAATCAAAAATGTTCCACAGATTGTTAGCAATATTGCAAATACAATCAATGACAATGCACCTAAAATATTGATGGCAGGCATACAACTTATTGGGATATTGATTAAAGGATTGATTCAAGCAATCCCTACTCTTATTGCGAGTATTCCACAAATTATAGTAGCTATGGTTAATGTATTTACAGCGTATAACTGGTTATCACTTGGTAAAAGTTTAATTACAGGTATTAAAAACGGTATTGTAGCTGCAAAAAGTACAGCAGTTGAAGCTATGACAAATACATATAATGGGTTGCTTAATGCGATAAAGAATTTGCCATCTAAACTTAAAGGACTTGGAGAGAATGGACTTAAGGAGATGGGGAACGGAATTACTGGAAAATTATCCGGATTAAAAACAACGGCAGGGAAAATATTGACCAATATCATAGAAGCGGTTAAAAATCTTCCTAAAGAATTATCAAAAAAAGCTACATCTGCGATAAGGGATATGAAAACTACATTTAAAAATGTCGATTGGGGCAGCGTTGGAATGAATGTAGTAAAAGGTATTGCAAAAGGTGTTGGAGATTTTGCATGGATTTTGGTTGATAAAATGACAGGTCTTGCACAAAAGGCGTGGGAGGGTGTGAAAGATTTCTTTGGAATCCATTCTCCATCAAGACTTATGAGAGATACGGTAGGTAAGATGATTCCTGCCGGTATTACAGTAGGTTTGGAAAAAGCTTTTCCAGATACACTCAAAACCCTTATGAATCAGTCTGAACAGTTGGCAAATGTACCGTTCAGAACACCAGAGATTGCTACAGGTAAGATAATACCTGCGAAAGCATCCGCAGTGATCGCACAAAAGCAGAACAGCACAAACAGTAACAATAATGACGTACTTAATTTACTTGAACAGCTATTATCTGTTACGAAGTCCTTAGAATCAGACAACAGCGGTAACAATGGTGGGGATTATCATTTCACAGCACAGATTAACCGCAGGACGTTGTTTGATGAATTTATCGAAGAAGCAAAACTAAGACAAATGAGTAATGGTAGAAATCCATTCAGCCTTGCGTAGAAAGGAGTAAAAAATGGCACAGGATTATATAAAAATCAATAATAAAAAAGTCTGGCAACCAGATTCAGACACAGCCGTAGCTTTTGAAACTACCTATACGCAAGGTAGCACGAGGGCACAGTCTGGTAAAGGAAAGTTTACCCCGATGTTCACAGTAGAGCGATTTACATACAGTGCATCGGATGTGCCAATGTCTAAGGTTACGGAAATATTAGAAATGGTGGCACGTGGTAAATCTTTTGATTTACATTATTTTTCTGTATTTTACGGAGAGTGGAGAACAGCAAAGTTTTATGTCGGACAGGTATCGGACATTAAGATAAAAACACTTAAAAATAACCATGAAAAAGTATCAAGTATATCTTTCAATATGCAGGGGGTTAACCCGATATGATAAATGTAAGTGATGAATTTAAACAGCTAATGACAGAACGACAAAATTTTAAATGCAATGCAGAAGTAACGCTTGCGAATGGAACTGTACTGCCATTAGGAGAAGATGATTTTTCAATAGATAATAATAGTCTGGTCGATGCGGCAGGTGCTAACACCATTCCTTTAGGTGTTGCACTCAGCCGTAATGTACAGTTAGAAATCATGAATGACGATGATCACTTATCCAATTATGACTTCTTCGGAGCAAAAATCAGACTGTATCTAACATTTGAATTATCAGAGACAACAGAAAAAATTGAATACGGTACATTTACAGTTACACAGCCAGAGAGTTACGGAAACGTTGTAACTATTGTCGGATACGATGATATGTACAAAGCTGATAAGGCATACAGCACAACATTGACGTTCCCTGCGACAGCAAAGAGTGTGTTAGTTGATAGTTGTGATACCTGCGGTATCTTGATAGGCGACAGTAACTTTTTACACAACGACTTCCAGATACCAACCATGCCATCTAGCGAGTACACGCACCGACAGATTATAGGTTTTATTTCTATGATTGCCTGTGGAAACGCAAGAATTGACCGTACAGGGCATTTACAGATAATGACCTATGATTTTAACTACAATAGTGGTAACATCCATGATTTGACTGATTACAACACTCTGACGAATGATACAAATGATGTGCAGGTAACAGGCGTACAAATGACACGTACTGTCAAAAAAACTGTAACTGACGAAGAGGGAAACGAGAATGAAGAAGATGTTGAAGAAACTGTAAAGGTAGGTGCAGACAGCTATATCCTATCTTTAGAGAATCCACTTGTAAAAGGACATGAGGAAACACTTGTTTCTTGGGTTTATGACAAATTTAAATCAGTGACATTCCGTGGATTTACGATGGATTATATATCTTATCCGATAGCTGAGTTTATGGATAAGATTAAAGTTACAGATTGGAGAGAAAATAGCTTCTATTCTGTATTAACAGATGTAAACTTTGTATTCTTCGGATATACAACATTAAAGAATAGTGCAGAATCTCCATTGCGTAACCAGAGCAACTACACATCAAGTAATCAAAAAGCGATCATACAAGGGAAACAGTTAGTTGAGCAGGAAAGAAATAACCGTCAAAATGCTTTAGATAAGATGCAAGAAGCATTAAAAAATAGTAACGGAATGTATTCAACACAGGAAGTGCTATTGGATGGTTCAACTATATATTATCTCCATGATAAACCGACAATGAAAGAATCAAAGAATGTTATCAAATTGACAGCAGAGGTTATTGGATTTTCTATTGATGGAGGTAAGACATATCCTTATGGATTCACGATCACTGGGGAAATGGTAGCAAGATTGCTTTATACAGAGGGAATCAATGCAGATTATATCAACACTGGTGCATTAACAGTCAAAGATAAATCTGAAAATATTATCTTCTATGCAGATATGGAGACTGGTACTGTAAAGATTTCTGGAGATAACGTCACGATTGGTGGCAAAACAGCACCAGAAGCAATTAGTGATGCAGTAAAAGAATCTAAAAATTATGCAGATGGTAAAGTATCAGACTTTGCAGAAACAGTTACAAAAAGTGTGTCAGATTTGCAGAATCAAATAGACGGGCAGATTGAGACATTCTACTACGATTACGAGCCAAATCTTAAAAATATCCCTGCTTCTGACTGGACAACAGAAGATGATAAAAAGAAGCATGAGGGAGACTTGTTTTACTGGAAATCAAAAGGATATGCCTACAGATTCTTCAAAGATGGCGACACATGGAAGTGGCAGTTAGTACAAGATACAGACGTTACAAAAGCATTGCAGACAGCATCTTTTGCACAGTCTACGGCAAACAGTAAATGCCGTGTATTTCTGACACAGCCTACACCACCTTATGACACAGGAGATATGTGGAATCAAGGTCAAAACGGAGACATTCTTACATGCGTTGTAGCAAGAGCGGACGGTGCAAGCTATGTGGAAACCGACTGGCAGAAGCTTAACAAGTACACGGACGATGAGACAGCCAATAAGGCACTGGAAGAAGCCAGAAAATCTCGTGCAATGATTATCAATCTGGACAACGATTATCAAGCAATCACGACAGATTATAAGGGAGAGTACACATCATTTCCAGAGTGTCACACGACAGCACAGGTTTTATACGGTCATACCGATATATCTAACGACTGTACTTATAATGTGCAGAAGTCGGGCGGTGTCGTAGGTTCATGGAATAATTCAACTCATACCTACACTGTGACAGCATTAACAACAGATGTTGGATGGGTAGATATTACAGCTAATTACCTTAATACTTATTCAGTTACGAAACGATTTGACATTGCGAAATTAAAAGGCGGTATCCCCGGAGAAACAGGTGCAAAAGGAGATAAGGGAGAAACAGGAGCAAGCGGTAGAAGCATCACAGGCTCAGAAACGACTTATCAAGCATCTAGCAGTGGAACAACGGCACCAACAGGAACATGGAGTAAAACACCACCAAGCGTTGCAGAAAATCAGTATTTGTGGACGAGAACCATATATACTTACTCTGACAAAACCACAAGCACAACATATTCCATCGGTAAGATGGGAGCTAAAGGGGAACAGGGTGCAAAGGGAGAAACTGGTGCTACTGGTCCACAGGGGGAAAAGGGAGCTAAAGGAAATGACGGTGTATCTCCGACAGTATCAATTTCAAAAAGCGGTACAGTAACAACCATCACAATTACAGATAAAAATGGAACACATACACAGACTGTCAATGACGGAACGAATGGAACGGCAGGTAAGGCAGGTGCGGACGGTAAAACACCATATTTCCATGTTAAGTATAGTAACGATGGCGGTAAGACGTTCACTTCTAATTCGGGAGAGGACGTTGGAACATATATCGGAACTTGCACCGACTATAACCAAGCAGACCCTACAACGGTTGGTTCTTACACTTGGGCAAGAATCAAGGGAGAGACTGGAGCGACTGGTGCTAAAGGCGAGACAGGGGCAACAGGTCCGCAGGGTCCTCAAGGCAATATTGGACCAACTGGAAACGGAATCAAATCAACTGCAATCACTTATCAAGTGTCAAGTAGCGGTACAGCAGTTCCAACAGGTACATGGTCTGGTAGTGTTCCATCTACAAGTGCAGGACAATATTTGTGGACTAGAACGATTACTACCTACACAAACAACACGACAACAACTTCTTATTCAGTCAGTCGTAACGGAAGCAACGGAGCAAAGGGAGATAAAGGCGATCAAGGAAGTGCAGGAAGAACGTACTTCATGGAAACATCGTCAAGCATTGTGAAAATGTCTGCGGACAACACGATTGTGCCGAACTACATCACATTATCTGGTTACTACCGTGACGGTACAGCAACAGCACGTACAGCTTATAAGTGTCGATTCAAGATTGAGGAAACAACGGACGGAGATACATACACGACCGTTTATACTTCATCAGCGGATGAAACGGACATTACCCATGCACTGTATTCTGTATTGGCGAGTGGTTCAAGCGGTATCACAGCAAGTGGTTCAAGTGGTATCGGTATCTCAAGAAATCTTACAGCGTTAAGGTGTACGATGTATGCCGCAGGTGGATTTTCACAGGTGTTGGATATTGAGACAATTCCAGTAGCCATTGACGTAGATGCACTGACTCACGAAGATATATTCAATCTGCTGACCAACGACGGAGCATGGCAAGGTATTTATCGTGGGTCTGACGGTAAGTTGTATATCAACTTTACTTATGCTAGAGGTGGAACATTAAATCTTGGTGGAAAAGCAAACACGTACGGTAATGGACAAATGCACGTTTATGATGCAAATGACAATGAAATTGTTGACATAAACACGAAAGGGATAGTCGTAACGCATTATATATCAGGCATGGGAGAAAAGCCAATATCATATGTGTGTATAACACCAGACGTGTTCGGTGGTATATATTTATCTGAAAACAAGGATGGAACTGGTGCATGTGCGATTTTGTCCCCAGATGAGATTGTATTAAAAAATAACAGCAGTGGACCAATTACAGTACAAACAGACATAACAATGCATATGACGGATGAATCACTTTATCTTGGGTCGGTAAGTAATTATAAATTTCATTTTGGAAAAGAAAAATCAAGTTTTTATCAGCCAGTTACTATTGGCGGAAGTTTGTCTGTTGCAGGAACAAAAAACAGAATCATAGATACAGAAAATTACGATACAAGAAAGCAGTATTGTTATGAAACAGCAACCCCATATTTTGGGGATATAGGTTCTGGATGTACTGATAATACAGGAAAATGTTACATAGACATTAACGATATATTTTCAGAGACAGTAAACACAGGTGTTGAGTACCAAGTATTCTTGCAGAAAGAGGGGCAAGGCGATATATGGGTAGAAGAAAAGACCGATAGTTACTTTGTTGTAAAAGGTACTGAAAATCTTAAGTTCTCGTGGGAAATCAAAGCAATTCAGAAAGATTACGAATTTGAACGACTTGAAAAATTCGATAACTCAGAAAAAGAAGAAGTGATTGACTATGAGAAAGAATATATGGAAGAAATCAACGATTTGATTAAAGAACAGGAGGAAATGTTAAATGAAACAGTTGAGTAGCTTTATGGTATTAAATATTGACGGTGGAGACAGAGTATCATACACATACAATGAGATTGACGATAACACAGGAGAACCATTGTCACAGAATAAAAAAGAAAATTTCTGGGTAGTAGATAAAGAACTTAAAAAGCACATTGATGCTATCAGAAGCTACGTCAGAGAAAACAAGTTGAATTAAGGAGTGATGTTATGGCAATCAATATACCTTTAGTACATATATCGGATTTAACAGAGAAAAAGACAATATCAGATGATGATTACATGCTTACTGGTGGGAGTACCGCCAGTAAGGTTAAGTGGTCAACGATCGTGTCTCTGATAAAAACTAAATTAGGGATTGGAAATATAGAAGATAGTATAAGTAAAATACAATCAGATATTTCTACGTTAAATAGTGATTTTTCCAGTTTACAGTACAAAGATTATGGAATTGATGGATTTGCCATTAAAATAAATAGTCAACTAGCAATGATTTATATGTGGTATGGCAAAAGTTTGACAGGCGGTAATACAAATCAAACTTTATTAACATTGCCCAACGGTATTACATTTAACAATGAAGTTTTCACTCCTTGTGAAATCATTGACGGAAGTTGGACTCCACGTGGAAATACTGGGTACATAACTATACATAACAATACAGTGGACATAAGATGCAAAGATACAACATCTTACGGTGTCGTAATAGCAAATGTGATTGTTCCTGCATCATACATTAATATTCCATAGTTCTATTAACTAAATAGTGATTTTTCTTTCGATTTTACATTAGTTCCAAACGGCAACTTAAAAACCTATTTGAATGTATTCAAAGTTAAAAATGAGCTTATTATAATTGGTGGAGTTGACGTTCCATTTAAATAGAAAAAACATATTCTTTCTTGATAATAAACGGATTGACTGCCGTTCAAAAAATGCAACAAGTCCGCAATTTACGTTCATGTTTCCAAATTTAACAGAAACAAAGCGTATATCTGATGGTTACTGGTATGACAACACTTATCACGCAAGTTTTATGGCATGCAAAGATGAAAATGTTGTTTATTTTGCTTCAAGTTGGCAAGTAGTATCTCCAACAGGAACAGTTACTTACGATGTCTATGCAAGGTAAGACTAATTATCAAATATAATTCCACCTTGATCTATATACACATTTGGTGGTGCTATAACCGTATAAAATCCCCATTGTGGAAGATTGTTTATAGTAATTACATTTTTGCTTGCAGAACATGATATATCTCCAGATACAACATTGGTAATTGCATTAATGATAATATCTTCGTTACTCATATTTATTGAGATTATGGCACAGCGTGAAGAACCGTTTCCGTTTCCAAACAAAAATAGTGCGATTTTGTCACTTTTTGACTTTAAATTATCGTAATTTGATATGGTTACAGATATGCTCGTACCACTTCCACTTGTTTTAATTACTATATTGCGTAATTTATTGGTTAAATCACTATTTAACGTATAAATAAAAAACACCCTGCATGAAGCAAGGTGTAAATAAATTACAAATGGAGATTAAGAAAGAAGAAAATCTCCATTCACATATTAACACAAACACTTAATAAATGAAAGGAGAAACTATGAATCTCAAATTAAGATTAAAAAATAAGGCAACATTAACATCACTGATTATGGCAGCAGTGGCATTTATCTATCAGGTTTTAGGTATCTTAAATGTCGTTGTTCCAATCTCCCAGAATGACGTAGTGCAGGTGTTGGGTATCCTTATTAACTTATTAGGAGTTATGGGTATCTTAGTTGACCCAACAACACCGGGAGTAGGAGATAGTGAACTTGCAAAAAGTAAAAATGATATTGCAGAAGTGATTGAATACAAAAAGGAGGACTAACA